ATTTTGATTTGACTTAAAGGAGCAGCTGGTTCTGTAGTTCCTTTAATTTCTACTAGACCCCAATCACCCAATAGTTTAGCGATTGTGTTACGTCTTGCAATATCATTTTCTGATAGGTTGGTGTTCTTACCATCTAGTGCAAACAATTCTTTAAAATGCACAATATAATATTTTCCCTGCTTATGTAATATATGACAGGATTGATATAGTTTTCGTTCTTTTCTAGAAGCTACACCTATTCGTGATAATGTCTCACGAATCTTTAGGAAATCGTCTGGTTCTTTCAGTACGACTTCAAGCATATGCTCCTGTGTCCAATTAATGTTTTCCATTTCTTCCACCTTTATCCAAACTACTTTTAATAGCCTTTATCTGTTCATCATTAAGTAGTTTAAGAGCTGACTTTGCTTTTTCATTGTTATACCCATAATACTCTTTTACATACTCTAGATTCTTCGTTTTACTCGCCTTCATCCAAGGAGTATATCTTTTCCTTGTTCTTACAGTATTTAGGAAAAAATCAAACTGTAACTTACTATCTAGGTGGTTGTGCAAGTTCATTTCGTTGACAAGGTGAATAGTGTCTGGAAATGGAGCCAAACACTTGTTGATAATAAAGGGAGAATATTTCTTTTCCCACACTTCATCATCGGTGTCCATGAGAGGTGTTTTCTCATGGTTTATTGCATTTAAGTAGTCTTTCAGTTCATAACTCATTTTTTAGTGCCTCATTTGGTACATAAAATAAATTTCCTGCCAAAGCAATTCTTTCATCATCTATGTCACTTGGAGGCACACTATGTTTACATTCTGATGGAAAAACTACCAATAGTCCTGTTTTTGGTTTTATACTATATGTCTCTGTCTTTTCCTTTTCCATATTCCATTGATGAGATTCATCAAAAATTAATGGACTACTTCCCTCTGGTGACTGCACATAATATATAAAACTTTTTACATAGGGATAGTGGTTGTGTGGTATAGCCGTATGACTTTTACGATAAACTGCACCCCAACATTCTGACATTATGTAATTAAATTGATCCTCTTGATTAATCGTGTTTGAAATTATATTAGTTACATTTTTTAATTCTTCGTGTTTGGTATAAAAATTATAATCAGTCATATCACATTTAAGATTTGTGCTGTGTTTTTTTACATCGCCCTCTAAAAGAATTAATTCTGCAATTCTTTCATTTGGTATATCATACAACATATACTGATTTATTGTTTTCATTTGTGTAGTTGCTATGTCTTCGGTTCTTGTTTTAACTATTTTCATTTGAACTTCACCTGACCCATTAGCTCTGTCATACAAGCAAGAAGATTAATTTCATGGTCTGATACAAAGGCTGCTTTGTGTTGATACTCTGCTATAATAACAACAGCATGAGGAATAGTAGAGCCATCAAGATGGTCATAGAGACTATCGTAAACCCTACGAAAAATACGAACAGGGTCATTATCAAGATTATTAACAATCCACTTGCGAACATTAGTAAACTCCTTTTCTTTAAGAGACTTTATAAGTTCGTTGATATTTGCCTCAGACATATTTACTAATATACCAGCATCAATTCTACCTGATGTTGAATATCTTTGAAGCTCGTTTAGAACTCTTCTCCAATCTGGAAAGTGTTTATTCAACAATTCAGCAACAGCTTTCGTATCAAACTGTATATTTTCTTTACCAAGAATTTCTTGTATTCTAGTAAAGAAATTCTGTGCAAGTTTAGGTTTTTCACTATTAGGAATAATAAAATCTATCACAGAACATCTTGAATGTAGTGGTGGTATCAATCTATTCTTATAGTTACAAGTAAGTATGAATCCACAGTTCTTGTGAAATTCTTCCATGAACCCACGCAAAGCTGGTTGCGTAGATTGTGCATTTAAATAATCTGCCTCATCTAAAATGATGTACTTACGTCCACCCTCTAGCGAAACAGTAGAAGCAAAGTTCTTGATTTTAGTTCTGAGAACATCAATTCCAGATTCCTCAGAACCATTTATCATCATATACGTTGCACCAATTTCATCAAGCATTGCCTTTGCAACAGTAGTTTTACCTACGCCTGGGCCACCTGACAAAATTAGATTTGGTATATGTTTATCTTTAACAAATTCAGAAAATGTAGTTTTTAAATTATCTGGTAAGATACAATCATCAATATTGGTTGGACGGTATTTCTCCACCCACAAAAAAGTTTCCATAATATATAGCTCCTAAATTAAACTGTGTAAGTTGATTCAGGTTCTAATGCAATCCAATATTCAATATCAGAACTTTTGTTTTTATAATGACTGATATTCTTAGATGATATTTCTACATCATATGTTCCATCAAGAAGCTTCATGTTTTCAACTTTAAAGTAAAAATTAAATTCACCATCACCATTTGTATCAACATCAAGAGAATAATTATTCGCAGTATCATTTTTCTTATCTTTAACAGTAAGAGATGAACCAGAACCATTCTTTTGTAAAACCATATCTGGAGCACCAATTACACCAGCTGCTTTCTTTAGTTTAGATAAGTCTTCATTACTCATTGTAAACTTAACTTCATTAGAAGGCATAGTAATCAATTTACTAGGACTAGTAACAACTGATGGGTCAGAATAAAAATACTTTAAAGAATTTGATGTATTATTTTCTTCTCTGATCATCACATGATTTTCTTCAAAATCTAATATAGGATTTGTAAACAAAGACATGGCAGCTAGGAACTCATTCAAGTCATAGATTGCGACTTCTTGTGGAAAAGTTTCTTCCACTTCAGCCTTTGCCACTATGTTCTTCATTGCAGACATAGTTGAAATTGTATTACCTTCTTTAATCACTAAATTTTGATTAATTGTTGCGAAATTCTTCAGTACAGAAGTTGTATAGTTACTTAGTTTCATTATTTAATTTCTCCAAATCGTTTGTGTATAATGCTATTATACCATAATGTATTACCTTTAGCAAGTCATTTCTGTTCTTGCCGTTCTTTTTTCCATAACGTTGTGCATATTTGAGTATGTTGCCGATACAGAAACCTTCTCCATGACCACCATCTATGATAAACTCTGTAGCTTGAAACTTGTCCTTGCTATAGTGTGCATCATAAGTGGAATCAATGTACTTCTTTAGTTCTTCTAAAGCAGCTTCTTCATTATATTTGTATTTCATTCATTTCCTTCTTTATCATAAATATTAATATTGGCTGAAAATGTTCTACGTTCACCCTCACCAAAGAATGGGTTCACACTATGACGCAACCATGATGGGAACATAATTAAAGTTCCAACTACTGGCTTAACATACTCATCTGTCTTTGGCCGAAGAATATTAACATCACGCATACCATTTGTTCCCCATTGAAGATATGTAAATCCATCAACAGCACCAGATGCACCATTTAAAGTATCTACAGGTTCAAGAGCTTCAATTTGTTCTGGTACTTTCAAATAAAGAATACAGGACAATCCAATAGGAGTTTTTGACCCATGATCATGTAGAGGATTATAGTCACCTTCATAACTATGAATAGTCCACATATCGTTTACCTCAGGTACACAATCCGTATCAATTGTTTGTGTAATATATTGTTTTGCAAGACCTTCCAAAACATCGGCAAACATTTTTCCAGTTTCATCTTCATCTTTTTTATGTGGAAATCTAAGCTGTGCTGATCTTTTGTCACGATTAATTTGACCAATTAGTTTGTTAGAAAAGTCTTCATTATTTGGAATAATTGTATTATCAATATGGTCATTCAATTCATCAATAACCTCTAATGGAAGTTCAACACACATAATATTTACTGCAAGTTGAGGACGCATATTTACAAGTATTTTACCACCATTTGGATCTACAGGTATAGCACCATCTTCTTCTGCTTGAGTGAAGTGTATCGGGTGAAAATAATTATCTTCAGAAAGTTCACTTGCTAAGTCATCAATTCTATTTTCATCTTCAAGTTTTTTTTCTAGTTCTGTAAAAACAACTTTGTCTTGTGCTATTTTAATTTTACGTTTGCGTTTATTATCAACATAAAGTTGTGCTTCTTCATCAGTTGCATCTGGGTTTTGACGTTTGTAACTTTTACGCCAATTATCAAATTTTGCAATATGCTTAGTTTCACTTTCAGGCACTATTTCAATACCATCAATATTAATATTTTCAACTGGTCTAGCCATTTTTATTCATTTCCTCATGTAATTTCTTTAGTGCTGATCTATTCTTAACTCGTTTATCATATGCAGCTTTTAATTTTTTATCATGTGCAGCAATGCCGTTCTGATATATTTTACTATAATCTTCTATAGTAAAAGGTCTTTCTTGTTTTTTGATAAGTTTAGTTCCATCATCACCATCGGTTACAACACCCATTTCAAATGGTGATGGCAAATCAATCATGTGCAATTGATTTCTCCACCATGGCTTATCCATATAGCCTTCTATCATTTTGTTTTCTGGTGAAATGTTTTTATTGCCTTTATTTACCATAAAGATTCCTCATAATATAAAAACCATATTAACATAAAAAGGGAGCCTTGTCAACCCCCTTTTTACTTTTTTTAATTATTCAACTTTGATCGTTCTTGGTTTCTTTTCTTCTGGAACAATTTGTTCACATTCGATTGTAAGAAGACCATTTTCAAGTTTTGCAGAATTAACTACAATATCATCAGCGAGAGTAAACGACTTTTTAAATTTCCTATATGAGATTCCACGATGTAATGTTTTATCATCAGTATCGTTTTCTTTAATAGAACGAACAGATAGAACCCCATCTGCTAATTCCACTTCAATATCTTCTGAAGAAAAACCAGCCAATGCCATTTCAATTGCATAGATAAAATTATCTTCTTTACGAATATTGTATGGGGGGAAACCCTGTGATTGAAGTCCGACCTGACCATGTAGTCTGTCAAAGTGTCGTTCCCAACCTACCGTGTAGGGTTGAAAAGTGTCGAATAGATTTAGTTTGCTTGTAACCATTTTATTTCTCCTTTACTAAGCGAGCTAATATAAGTGACCCTTAATGGCATCACTCTATTATATATAAGGATTGTAACCCTAGATTACAACCCCTACATAACTTTTTTAAATAATTAATGTTGGTTGAATATTATCAACATTTAATAAAAAATCTCTATAAGTTCCAGCGATTTTTAAGGTATCGTGATCAAATTCATTAACTGGTTTGTTCAGTAGAATCCTACCATCTGGAGACTTCATCATTCGATCTGAGCACACACATAACATATTATATACAAAATCTGCACGACCTGAGTTTGACATATCAAATGTATACTGAGTCATTTTCATAAAATCTTTAGTCAAACGTGTACCAATATCATCTAAGACTTGACTCTCTAACATATCTAAAAACAATGTTACAGTTTCATCCTTGCCTCGCCAATGCATTAATGTTGCCCATGCAGCAAAATTTCTTCTGTAGTGACTAAACACTGTAACTCTATCAAAAAATCCATCAATTAGTCTATCACCACCTTGTACCATTTTATACCACTGTTCCCATAATTGAATTGCATTTTGCATGGTAAGTGCTGGAGCTCCACGGCGTTTTTGAATCTGTCTCACAACAGTAA